ATACGCGAACGTGTGTTTCATCCACAGCGTGCTGCATCACTGGGCAAAGGCCGTGACTGCATTGATCGCGCAATTACTGCTGTCAGCCGCCAGTACGGCGGGATGCCGAGGCACCAGCTTGAGCCGATGATCTGCACGGTGATTTGTGCGCTAGCAGCGGAGGGTTGACGCCCTCCCCCTGGTATGCCATACTTATGGCATCGGGAGGCGGAGATCGCTTCTCACCTGCAACACCTCAATCATGGACGCATTCACTCAAAGCCTCAATCTCTTCGAGTCCTTTGAACGCTTTCAAGACAAGCTTGAAGCCGATAACCTGCTCAAACTTCAACAGTCAGAATTATCTAGCCGTTACTACGTCGAAGCATCACTAAACGGCAACCTTGAATGGACTGAATGGGCTTATGACCAACATGAGCTTGATCTCTTAATTGCAGATGCGAAAGACTCCGGTTGCTCTTACACCGTTGAAGAACACGACTGATGAATTACCAAATCACCAAAAAAACAGACGGATTTTGGTACAAGTGCTGGTTTCACTCTCCTGAGCTGCAACCCTTTGCTGAAATGGAAAGTGGTTTAATCGGAGCAAGCCTTGGCCCTTTTGCTACAGCTCAGGAAGCAGAAGTAGCTGCAAAAGAATTTATGCAGAGTCTTTAGTCACACGTCGGGGAGCCTGAGTTGTCCCCCGCTCAGGCTGAAAGCCATACAAAACCGCACTTGCGAAAAGCAGACAGAACCAGGACGGGCCTACGGGTTCCTGGGTCGGTAGCGGGAAGGCAGGGCGGGTTGAGGTCCGATCCATCCCCCGACACCAAAACCCAAAACCATGGACCAAGATTCCCTCCGCGCTATTCAGAGACAGAATGACCGCAACGCTTGGCTCGAATATGAAAGACGGCTCAGAGCTGCCCACGCCCAATCCCAAGATCCGCAATCTCCCGGACGGAGCAATCCAAGTGGTTGTAGGGGATTTCAAGGCGATCGTCAGCTCGATGCACCTTGTTGAAGACAAGGTTGTTCGCCTTTCTGATTATTGGCGCAAAGCACATCAGCCCCGCCGCTCCTGAGCTAGCCTTGCCCCAAACCCCTGTTAACTTCAGGGCATGGCGAAGTCTACTAACGCAGAAATTGAAAACAGGGTCCGCTGTGTTTATGGCTTATTGATTAAGTCATATTCTCGGTTTGAGATTTTGCAATATGCGGCGGAACAGTGGGATGTCAGCGAAAGAACTGCTGACATCTACATGCAACGTGCCCGCCAGTTGATTCAACAGGATGCAGAGATTGAGCGCCCTGAATGGTTAGCTGCTGCAATCGCTCGCCTTGTTAAATATGAGCAGAAGGCTGGCAAAGACGACAATCTCCAGCTGGCAATCAAGGCGCTAGAAACCCAGGCCAAGCTGCTGCGCTTTGACATCTGATGTTGCTTGATGGTCTCGTAGTTCAAGAACCTTTGCTTGCCTTTGCTGAGCCTGTAGATGATGACCGCACAGAAGAGGTGGTCTCAGGTCTCACAAGCGGCCTGACAGATCCACAACGGCAGGTCTGGGACGCGAACCACCGCTTCAAGCTGCTTTGCTCTGGGCGGCGCTTTGGCAAGACCTACCTCTGCATCACCAGGCTGATCTGTTGGGCCATGGAAAAGCCCGGCAGCCTCTGTTGGTATGTCACCGCCAATTACCGAATGGCAAAGCAGATTGCATGGCGTCAGCTCAAGACAATGACGCCTGACAGCATGATTGCGAAAAAGAACGAGACAGATTTATCAATCGAGTTGATCAATGGCAGCGAGATTGCTTTGCGCGGTGCTGACAATGAAGACAGCCTGCGTGGCGTGAGCCTGTCAGCTTTGGTCGTCGATGAGGCGGCTTATGTCAAACAGACGGCCTGGGAAATGGTTTTGCGTCCGGCCTTGTCAGATCAAAATGGTCCGGCTTGGTTCATCACCACACCAGCAGGGCTGAACTGGTTTCACGATTTATGGGAACAAGCCCAGGACCAAGACGACTGGGACACTTTTTCGTTTACGACTATTGACGGGGGCAACGTCTCCGCTGAAGAGATCGAGGCGGCACGCAACACGCTTGATGAGCGCACCTTCCGCCAGGAGTATTTAGCCAGCTTCGAGACGCTCTCAGGCAGGGTCTACCCAGGATTCAGCGATGACAACATCTCAGAAGATGTGGCAGACACTGGTGGCCCTATCTTCTGGGGTACTGACTTCAACGTCAGCATCATGGCGGGCGTCTTGGGCAGCAGGGTTGGCGACACGCTGCACATCTGGGATGAGCTAGCCGTCAAGCAGTCGAACACCGACGAGGTGTGCGCCATGCTCAAAGATCGCTTCCCTGATCGCCAGATCATTGCCTACCCAGACCCGACAGGCTCTGCCCGCAAGACATCGTCAGCAGGCCGGACGGATCACGACATCATTCGCCGCTTTGGCTTCAGCTGCATCAGCCCCAAGGCACCGTGGGCCGTCAAAGACAAGATCAACGCGACCAACTGGATGATCAAAACGGCCAAGGGCAGCATTCGCCTCTTTGTTCATCCACGCTGTAAACACACAATCAAGGCGCTCAAAAATGTGACGTTCAAAGATGGCGCTGAGGATTATGTGATCGACAAGTCGGCCAATATCGAGCACTGGACGGATGGCCTTGGTTATTTGATCCTGGGCGCGTTCAACCCGCTTTACGAACGCGCTGGTAAGTCCACGGGAATCAGGCTTTACTAAACTGATCGCATGGGTGGAATTTAGCTGTGTATTCAGGCTTTTCTGGTCGCCAACGTGTTGGCAACGTCACGACGGTGGAAAGCCCGAATACGGCTTACGTCAACATGGAGCCGCATTGGCTGTTGATTGAAGCACTTTTACAGGGCACCTACGGAATCAGAAAAGGGCACAGAAAATATCTTCCGCAAGAACCAAGAGAACTAGATGAGGCTTATGACAACAGGCTGATGCGTTCAACGCTTGCGCCTTATTACGTCAGGCTGGAGCGGATGTTGGCGGGCATGTTAACCCGCAAGCCTGTGCGGCTTGAAGACGTTAGCGATGTTGTCACTGAGCAGCTGTTTGACGTTGATCTGCAGGGCAATGATTTGAACGTTTGGATTTTTGAGACAGCCAAACGCTGCATAAGGTATGGCCACGTCGGCGTTCTTGTCGATGCGCCAAAGGCAGGCGAGAATGGTCGCCCGTATTGGACGCAATACACGCCACGCGACATTTTGGGATGGCGCTCTGAGGTGAAAGACGGCAGGCAACAGCTAACCCAGCTGCGGCTGATGGAAACCATCACCGTGCCCGATGGCCTGTACGGCGAGAGGCAGGTGCAGCAGGTGCGCGTATTGACTCCCGGCGCTTTTGAGATTCACCAAAAGGACAAGAAAGGCGACTTTGTGCTGATTGATGAGGGCAGCACCAGCCTTAGCGAGATTCCGTTCGCTGTTGCCTATTCCAACCGCGTCGGGGTCCTTGAGTCGCGGCCACCACTGGCTGACATCGCTGAGCTGAACCTCAAGGCATATCAGGTGCAGAGCGATCTGGACAATCAGCTGCACATCAGCGCCGTGCCGATGCTTGCCATCTACGGGTTCCCGCAGTCGGCAGAAGAGATCAGCGCAGGTCCAGGTGAAGCCATGGCGCTGCCTGAGGCTGCACGAGCTGAATACATCGAGCCCGGCGGCAACAGCTATGACGCGCAGTTCCGTAGGCTTGACCAGATTGCTGGTCAGATCAACGAGCTAGGTCTGGCCGCTGTGCTGGGTCAAAAGCTCAGCGCAGAGACAGCAGAGGCCAAGCGGATCGATCGCAGCCAAGGCGACAGCACAATGATGGTCATCGCTCAGCAGATGCAAGACCTGATCGATAACTGCTTGAACTTTCACGCGCAATACATGCAGCAGGCGCAAGCGGGCAGCAGTTTCATCAACCGCGACTTCCTGGGCCAGCGCCTCGAACCGCAGGAGATCCAATCACTGCTGCAGCTCTACACCGCAGGCACCATCACACAGGAAACGCTGCTCAACCAGCTGTCTGCTGGCGAGGTGCTGGGCGATGAGTTCAACGTTGAGGAAGAGGTCGAGGCTACGCAAAACGGCGGACTTATCGAAATGGAGCAGCCACAGCCTGAGCCGCGCGAAGAGTCCACAATGCCTGAACCGGAGGCAGATGTTGATGAGCTGGAAGGACAGGCTGCGTAAGCCGCACCCACCTAGAAAGCAGTTGTTGTTTTTTGCTCAAGAGCAGCTGCACAACGAATATTTTGCTGTGATTCGAGCCACTTGGTTTAAAGACGGCAAGGTGTGCGGTGTTACTGAATCGCAGATCCATAACTACGACGTAGACGCTATTGCAGAGTTCACCGGCATCATCAGCACAGCACTACATGCTGGCGCGGATGTTTCTGCTCTATGTATTGCACCGGCAGAAGAGCTAGGGATTGAACCGACATGAGTGAACTTCGCGAGATATTCCGAAACTCGATTGATCTGAATCGCTATAGCAACAGTGTTAGCCGCAGGTTAATTCGTGCATACAACGATGTTGTTCTGGACGTTGTTGATCAGCTGCGTGGGATTGATGAGCTTGCGTCGCCTGTTAAAGCTGCACGGCTTCGGGCCATTCTCGCGCAACTAAACGATTCACTCCGCACCTGGTCCGGTGACAGCATCGCCACGATGACCGAGGAGCTGCAGGGCTTGGCTGTGCTGCAATCGGAGTTCGCAGCGGAGCAACTACAGAAGGCGCTGCCTGCAGGAGCAGCTGCAACCGTTGGCACGGTGGAAATCAGCCCAGCCCTAGGGCAAGCGATTGTCACCAGTCAACCGACGGTGGCTGGTGTGGTCAACCTGAGCGACAACCTGGCGCGTATTGCCAGAAACACTGTCGCGTTTCAGCTGACCGTCGGCCAAGAGATAAGCCTTCCTAACGGCCAGGTCATCGCCCAAGCGTTCGAGAGCATGTCGGAAAGGCAGACAGAGTTGTTCAGCGCCGCTGTACGAAACGGCATTTTGGAGGGCGAATCAGTGCCGAGCATTGTTCGCAGATTGAAAGGACGACTGACCAAAGAGCAGCGTGGATCGATTGACACGCTCATCGCGGCAGGCGGCCAAGCAACCAGCATCCCGAACAATCAGATCCGGGCCATAGTTCGCACCAGTGTGAATGAAGTGGCCAATGCCGCCGAGCGAATCAATGCTGCACAGAACCCCGACATAACGGCTAGATACCGTTACACCGCAACGCTTGATAGCAGGACAACGGCTATCTGCCGTGCGCTAGACGGCAAGACGTTCAAGCATGAGCAAGGGCCTTATCCGCCTCAACACTTCAACTGCCGTTCGCGGAACATCAACATTCCGATCGGGCTTGAGAAAGAGTTCGAGGAGGCGCGTGAGGACTACGGCGAGTGGCTGAACAACCAAAGTGAGGCTGTAAAGCGTGATGCTCTTGGTCCTGGGCGACTTGTAATGTGGGACGGATTGGTCAAAAAGTACGGCCCATCTGACGCTATCCGTAAGTTTGTGGCTCGGGATGGGTCAGAGCTAACTTTGGAGCAGTTACGCAAACGAGGCTATGGCTCCACTACCAG